CTGCGGACAAACGGCTTTACAACGACGCGATCATGCAGCGGGCGAATTTGCATTTTTTGGCTTTCTTCCAGGCTTATTGCGAACGACCGGCATTTCGGCCGTCTTGGTTTGGTCGGTGGTGATGTCGTACACGGGCAGCTTGACCATTTGGACGTGCTGTTCCTGGTACTCGCCGCACCAATCCATTTCGTGTTTGTTGTGTAACTCAGGGTAACGGCGGCAAGCGCCCATTACCTGGCCAGTAACAAAGAAACGGCAATTTTTGCAGTGGATGGTCATCGCACGGGCTTTCCAGCACGCACGGCGGTGTTCAGGGCTGCGGCCATGTCTTCGGCAACCGAACGCACTTTTGCTTCGTGCATCCGTTTCATACGATGTTCAGCGGGCGTTGCCTCGCGTGCCTTCGTAGATGGCCTGGCTGATACTGCCGCTTCGGTAGGCTTTTTCGAGTGCATCATTTAGTCCTTTTCTCACTTCATTGTGATCCAGGCGGGGCAGCTTGTCAAGTCCGCTTACAACGGCAGCCTTTCCTGGGCCGCGGCTATTGTCGATGACCATCATGTGGAATCGGTGATCGTCGCCGTATTTTTCTTGCAGCCGATCCATTACCTCACGCGAACCCATATGCGTGCGGAAATGTTCGTCAATGGGTACGGTGCGCCCTGTCCCCATTTCGGCTTCCATGCGGCTGGCGCGTTTAAGGGCGCCACCTTCCATGGCTTCTACGGGGTCGCGGTACGTGTACACGATGCCGACCTTGCGGCCAGCTTTCAGCGCCTGGTCAATTTTCTTGTCGGCTGAATCAAACGAATTCATGTTGGTGTCGTACACCATTTCCGCGTCGCGGATGCCCTGGCTCACCTTTTGGGCCTCTTGCAGTCCCGTGGTCTTGCCAGCCCCTGTTCCACCAGCGGTGAAAAGCACGGTGTTGTCCATGCCTGGGGGCGTTGGTTTTGACAGCCTGTCGGCGTACATCTGTTTGACAAATGCCGATGACGGCTCATGCACGTCGGCCGACTTGGTGCGATCCATCCGGTATTCGGGCGACATCTCGCGGGCATCGTCCGTGTTCAGAATGCGGCCGTTGTCCGTGGATGGCAACGCCGCATACTCTGACGCCAGGCCAGGGTAATCACTGGCTAGGCGCTCAAAGTAAGATTGCTCAATCGGGTTGGCCGATTGACCTGTTTGGGGCAGCGTAGGCTGCGGAACAAGCGATGCCAGGGCGGCCTGGGTAGGCTGTGCGCCCTGGGCCGCCGCTGGTTGCTGCCCCGCCGCTGCCAGTTGCGACAGCGGGGTGGCCATTACTTCTGGTAGCTGCTGCGGCCGTGGGTGTAGCAAACGCCCTTGCTGCGGCCGCCGTCAAACTTGTGATCGGCGCCGGTTGCATCGGCCTTGCCCATGCCAACGCCGTTCTTGACGCTGCCGGTGCGCTCACCGGATTTGTCGCTGGCAGCAGCGCCAGCGGGCGCCTTGGCGCTTGTACCGTAGCCTGCGGGCTGCATTTCGGCGTTATCTTTTTTCATGGTGCTTTCCTTTTCAGTTTAGGAATTTCAAACGATACAACGTTTTGTCAATCAACGATGCAATTTCGTCGATGATATTCTGAAGTTCAGAATCTTGGGGCAAGTCTTGCCTTGCTTCCTTCACGAATTCTGACAACGATTCCAGGTATTTCACTGGATTTTTGGCGTTGTGGAATTCTTCGGGGTACTTTTTGATTTTTTCGTATTTGCCCTGGAACGCTTCGGCAAAATCGTCAGCCAGGTCGATGATTTCGACGTAGTATTTCCCCAGCGCCTTATGTTCCGAATACGAATCGGTCGATAGGTGCATGAAGTGTGTCACCGTGCTGCTGTGCAACAAGGCGGCGATAAATTCGGCTGCGTCGTCTTCCATGGGGCGATGATAAAGGAAAAAATCGGGGGGTGGTAGCCCCCCAACAAAAATGGCTCAGTTCTGGCAACTGTCTAAAAGCCGCGTTAATTCTGCCTCACTTGGCAGCGGAACGTCAACAGGCCATTGGCCGCTGTCCGTCAGGTGTTGAACCGTCTTCATGTGCGCCGCCACCCAGGCTTGTTGGCGCTCTTTTTTTGACCATTTGGCGCCCTGGTCAATGTCGTGGTGACAGTTCATGCACAGCGCGGCCACCAGGTTGTCATCGGCCTTGATGCCGCGGCCCTTGCCACCACCCCAATTGGTGTGCGCGGCCTGGACAAAATGCCCGCTGCCGCACAGTTGGCAGTCAAGGCTGGCGACCAGGCGCAACAGCTTTTTGCTTCTTACGTAAGGGTGTTTTGGAATCATAAACTTTTTCGATTGTTGAAAACCTGTGCAAATTGCCGCATTCGTAACGGCGGTGCTTTTGGTTATCAGGTTTTTTGCGTGTCTCTTTTACCAACGTCCAAGCCCCGCATTCAGGACAATTCATGCTTCTATTCCCTTTTCAGCGCACCAGGCCAGCAACCATTCGATAAATTCGGTGGCGTCTGGAATTGTGAATTTGTGTGTTTGCCAACCCAACTGGACAACGCGCTGGCCATCCAAACTGGGCGACACCTTGCCAATCTTACGGTCGGTTTCGTGGGCCCATTGATCAATTAACAGGCGTTTCCAATCGTCGGCCGACCAAGTGGAACCAGCCGCCCGCATCGCCAGGTAAATCTGGTGAATGATGGCGTGGAACATATCGTTTTGATCCGATGACCTGGTGGCCCGTTTGATTTCCAGCCGCATCTTGTGGCCAGCCATCAAGTTGTTTTTGACTTCCGGCCAAATGTTGTCCATCAAAACTTTGGCTTGCTGGGCGTTGTGCAGTTCGTAAATCATTTCAACATACCCAGCACACGCAAGGCCGCGTCAACGCCATCAACAACGGCCAACGGGCCACCACGCCAGGCGCCGTGCCACTTCAACTGGTCTTCCGTCAATCTCCGCGCCGACGGGGGTTTATGGCCATCTTTGACTTCAAGTAAAACCGTTTTCCCTTGGTGGCCCACCAGCAAATCAGGCACGCCGACGCCAACGCCCGCCAAACTTTGAACCGTAGCGCCAGCCGCCCGCAGCGCCGAAACAATTTGTTCTTGGTTTGCATCAATTTTTGCCGCCCGCCTCATGTTTGCACCTGTTCATATCTTGCCGCAAGGTACGCGCTGCACCAGGGCCGCGGATTTTCTCGATCTTCTCTATCGTGTCCGACCACCACGCGTTCGCAAACCTCACGCCCCTCTCGCGCTGGTGTATCTTGAACCGGCGCAACCAATCCCTCGCTTCGCATTCCCGCCGCCAGGCTTCCGACCAGGTGTGTTTCTCGCCATCCAGCAAGGTCGCCTGTGGCAATAAGGGCTGCTGTAATTTGTTCAAAGTCATAAATTTGGCCTTCGCGCACCTTGTCCAACAACAAATTTGCTGCTGCGGGGGTCATGTGTTCTTCTCCTTGAGTTTGGCTTCAATGGCGTAAGCAAAACGATCAACGGAATTTTCCGGCCCGCCAGCAACAACATCCCGGCTGCATTGCCTTATATCCTCATCCGTCAGCGACACCCATGTGCGCTGTGGTGGGGTGATGCCAGTGCCCGTAGCAATTACCAGATCGCATTCAGCGCACACAATGTCTTGAAACGGTTCGTTAGTCTTGGCGTCTCGGCAGTTGTCAATATGGACGGGCTGCACCTTGTCGCAGCATGAACAATAGATTTTCATGCGTTACTCCTTGATGCCGTGTGCGGCTTCGATGGCTCGGGCAACTGCACGAAACGAAACCGCATCTGAAACTGTTACGCCATCAATTGTTGCGTTGACTAATTTCCTGATCTGCTCATTCGTCAGCGGCTTGCGCTGTGCTGGTGCAATCGACAAATGACTGCGTAGTTCATTGGCGAGTCGATATGCCTTCTGTAAATAGCCTTCAGATGGCTCTGGCGTGGTGTAGCCGCCATATGTTCCTGCATACTTTCCAAGATCGATCTTCGGCTCATGCTTTTTCTTCGCCACAGGCTCCTGCTGTGCTGGTGGGGTGGTGTAGAGAAGATTGCGACCAACAGGCAGGTCATGCCCCCAATCATCAAACTCTCGCTCACCAATTCCTGAGATAAAGATTGACGCCACAGGCTCCTGCTCTGGCTGTGCCTTCAAACGCTCGATTTCATCGCCACGTAAATACCATTCACGCTCGAAATGTTCTGTTTGAGAATTTGCCCTTTTAAGGCAATTTGTCAACCTTGCAATCTCGGTACGCAACTCACATTCTTTGTTCATTTCCTCATGTGGGTGGCTACGTGTGCAGTCGTGCTCTGGCTGTGCCAAGGCTTCTTTGATGGCGGTGATGGCTGGCTCTATTTTGTCAACGGTGTCTCGGTCAACTTCTTGCCACCAGTAACTATTTGTGTTGTTAAGTTTTTCCAACGCCTCAAGCGCCAGCTTCAATGCTTCTTTGCTCATTTGGGCATCCTCATTTGTTGGGTGATTTCGCGCAACTTGGCCAGGGCTTCGGCCTTCGCCTTTTCGGTTGCGATCTTTTCGTGGACGGTCGGCTGCCTAGTGATCATGGTGTTTGGTTTGTCAGGAATGCGCGGGCCGTCGTTCAGCAGCTTGGCAAACGCCAGGGCCGACGGTGGCCTGTCAGGGTTCATGTGCTTCAAGGCGTAATCCATCTTTGGGCGGTACGTCAGGGCGCGGCCGCATTCATCCATCCAGGCTTGGCGAATGATGGCGGGGTCGATGTCGCGCCAGTGATTGGCAAACGTGGCGCCGTAAATGGCGTTCATTTTGGTGAAAATGTAATCAAAGCCGCTGTCGGCATCACAAAAGTCGTTTGCGTTCCACATCGGACACCTCCACGGTTTTGTCTGTGGGCTTGGCCCAAAAGTTTGCCGCGGGCTTTGGCGTGGCCAGGCCGCGTGTAAGGGCTGCCATTTGCGTCAAACGGGCCTCTGACGCGGTTTTCTTGGCTTGCTGCTGCCGTCGCACCCAATTGCGCCAAGTCGCCGTCCAATCGGTTTTTACGCCCTTTTGGCCAGGCTGGGCAATCCAGTAATCACGGAACCCGTCAAACGTTTCCCTGGGGTCGAGTTCGGGCCTGTGTTGGCGACAAAAACCAACCCATTCGTCAGACAACTGAAAGTCAGGGGCCAGGCGCGTGCCGCGTTGGCTCTCTCTCTTTGGTTTCTGGTTATTGGTTATTGGTTCATGGTTACTGGTTGGTTGAACGTCCGTTAAACACAAATCCAACGCCTGTTCAACGGACGTTGAACGCCTGTTGAACGCCCGTTTAGCGGCCGATGCCTTGCCAGCCTTGGACGCAATTTCAAGTTGCTGGTGGTAATGGTCAATTTCTTTGTCGCAGCGGGTGTGACGCCATACGTTGTTTTCCAACGTAAAAAACATCCCCAGGATTCCGGCCAGCGCATCTTGCTGATCGCGGGCGTTCACCTTCATGGACAGTTCAAACAGCGAATTTGGCAACGGCTGTTCGGTGTCGTAGTAAATCCACAACAATTTCAAATAAATGCCGACCTCATCATTTGTCAAAAATGACGTGTCCTTGATGAAATCACCAATGTGATGTTGATAGTAGTGCATTGCACGCTCCGCAAAACTCCCTGAAAAGAAACACTGGCAGGCGGGGAGTTCGCTTTTCGGTTGGGTAGCAACTCCCAACCTAGCCATGTTTCAAACAATTCTATCCTTTGAACCACTTGGGCCGCAAGGCCCGCAACTGCCATAACCGCGCCTGGGGAACCCTGTCGCCCCATTGGCTGATCGCTTGGCGCGTGATGCCCAGCAGCTTGGCCAACGCAACCGCGCTGCCCGCTTTTTGTATTGCTTCGTGTGTTTCCATGCCGCGATGGTAAGCCACCTTTCGCTTTTTTGCAACACCTTAAAAAATATTTTGCAAGGGGGCTTTACTTTGTTGTAAAGCTGGCTTACATTACATCCATGCCCTAGCGAATTGCACGGGGTCTTTTAAGGAGTTCCAAATGTCTGCTGATTTCCAAATTCTTCCCTTTGATTTCAACGCCACTACGGTCACGTTTGTGGCCATCAGCGCCCAAGCAAAGGCCCGCATGGATGGCGCTGTGTCTGTTCAAGTTCGCAAGTCTGCGGCGCAACAGTTTTGCGACAAGTTGGAAAGCGAGGGCTTCCAAGTTTCTGCTGACGAATTGGAATACCAGGCTTACCTGGATGACCAAGATGCCGCTTATGAAGAATCTGTTTGCGTTTCATATCGCGCCCGCGGACTTGCAAACATTTATTGATTTCTGTTGACAGCCCGTGTAAAGCGGGCTTACAATCAAACCATGCCCTAACGGGTCTTTTAAAAAGGAAATTGTGATGACTACATACCTCTCTTGCGCTGACACTGCAAAACTCGTTCGCGCTGCCCTCAAAGAAACATTCCCTGGCGTCAAGTTCAGCGTCAAGTCCAGCGTTTACGCTGGCGGCGCCAGCATCAACGTGGCGTACACCGACGGCCCATCGGCTGGCCAAGTGGAAGCGGTGGCCAAGGCTTTCCAGGGCGCTTACTTTGACGGCATGACCGATTACAAGGGCAGCAACTACAACACGCTGGATGGCCAGGCTGTTCGCTTTGGTGCTGACTTCATTTTTGTCAACCGCAAGTTCACCGCCCCGACCTTGACCGGCATTGTTGTCCAGGTCTGCAATTACTACGGCTTCGACAACGAAATCCTGATCGACGATGGCAACTCATTTGGCGCGTACATCAAGGCAGTTGGCGCCAACGCTGACAGTGAGGCCCGCGGTTTCACCGCCTACGACATTGACCGGATCATCCGCGATGCTTGCAGCAAGTACAGCAACGATGACGGCGCCGAAAGCGCCACCCTGGCCCGTGTCGCCTTTGCTGGTGATGACGGTTACGGATACAACAGCGTCGGCCGCTTGGCCGCATAAGGGGAAAGCCATGAACCGCGAACCAACCGATTGGGAAATTGTGGGCATGGCGCTGATCGCAGCGCCGGTCTTGTACGTTTTGCTGTGGCTTGCCATGGCTCTGTTTTGAAAGGCAACAAATGACAATCATCAAAGTGCATCGCAACGGCCGCGTGTTCTACGCAACCACCATCAGCGGTGTTTACATCGAACGCGCCAGCGAACAGGAATTGCGTGAAGCGGTCGCCGTTCGTGAAAATTTTAGAAATATTTTTGCGAAACCTGTTGACATTGAAAGTAAAGCCCGCTTACAATGAAACCATGCCGGAAACGGTCTATTACGAAAGGAAATTGAAATGACTTATGTGCCTACCTTTTACACGGCCACTTTTACAAATGGGCGCTGTGTTAAATCAAAAATGATTCCTAGCGCTAACTGGCAAACCCAACAACGCGGAACCAATGACCAGGAATATCAAATCTACCTGGCTTGCGCTGACAACGGCAAAGGCGGCGACATTACTCGCAACGGCGCCCCTTTTTTGACTTACGACCAATGGTTGGCAGCATGAACGCGGTCACCATCACCAATCCCAACCAAATTGCAACGTTTGTCAACGCCGACCTGGGCATCGCTGCCCTGGTGACAAAAATCAGCACGGGTTATGCCGTGACCCTGTGGGACACTGACGCGGAATTGCCAGTTGGCAGCATCCGCACTTACGGCAGCGCGATGTTGACGCCAGCCATCAATTACGCGCAACAACTGGCCAATGTCTAACTGGCCATTTCCACCACCAGGGGGGCCAATCCCCTGGACGCGCCAACAACAGCGCGATTTTCAACAACAACAGCGGGACAAATTGCCACCCGCACCATTTTGAAAGATAACCATGAAAGTAAAACGCACCAATCCAGTTAACAAATCAACACGCCAAGCGCGTTTGCTTAACCCCGATTTCAAATATGTGCCAGCGTCAAAAACGGACATCGTTAAACGATTCCGCGACCTTGGCTGGATTCCCCCGTCTGAATTAAAAACCCAATCGTAAACACTGAAAGGTAAATCATGAAAGTTTATAAAGCAATCAACGCCGTCCAGGCTGAATTGTCCACGGTAGGCATCACCAAAGACCGTCGCAATATGCAAGGCAGCGGTTACAACTTCCGCGGCATTGATGATGTTTACAACACCATTTCGCCTTTGCTGGCCAAACATGGTTTGTGCATTTTGCCCCGCGTGCTGGCGCGTGAATGTATTGAACGCGTCAGCCAAAAGGGCGGCGCGTTGTTTTACATCACCGTTGAAGTCGAATTCGATTTTGTATCTGCTGAAGATGGCTCCAAACACACCGTGAAAACGTTTGGTGAAGCAATGGACAGCGGCGACAAAGCCACCAACAAAGCAATGTCAGCCGCTTATAAATACGCCGCATTCCAGGCGTTCAGCATTCCAACAGAAGCGGACAACGATGCTGACGCGCACACGCATTCTGTTGCTGCTGTGCCTGACATTACCGACCACTTGGCTGCAATTGACGCAAGCGCCAGCAGCGACGAATTGGCGGCCGTTTACAAAACAGCGTTTGAGGCTTGCCAGGGCAACCAGGCATTGCAAGCCAAAGTAATGGCAGCCAAAAAAGTTCGCGTGGCCCGTGCCAAAAAAGATTTATCAACCAAAGGAAACTGAAATGACCGACGAAATCGAACAACGTACCGACGAATGGTTTGCCGCCCGCCTGGGCAAGGTCACCGCATCCAAAGTGGCCGACGTGATGGCCCGCACAAAATCGGGTTACAGCGCCAGCCGCGAAAACTACATGGCCCAACTGGTGGTCGAACAAATCACCGGCACGCGCCAGGAATCGTTCAGCAACAGCGCGATGCAATGGGGAACCGACCAGGAACCCTTTGCCCGCGGCGCGTATGAAGCGGCCACCGGCAACATGGTGGACGAAACCGGCTTTATGAACCACCCGACCATCGCCATGGCTGGCGCGTCACCCGACGGCCTGATTGGCGACGATGGCTGCGTGGAAATCAAGTGCCCCAACACGGCCACCATGATTGAAACGCTTTTGACCGGCACTGTGCCGCAAAAGTATTTCACGCAAATGCAAATGCAAATGGCCTGTGCTGGCCGTGCCTGGTGCGACTACGTGGTGTTTGATCCACGTATGCCCGCCAAGGCGCAATTGTTCATCAAGCGCGTTCTGCGTGATGACGTTTTCATCGCTGACATGGAAGCGGAAATTGTCAAGTTCCTGGCCGAAACCGCGGTCAAGGTCGATCAACTGAAAAAACTTATTGGGGAATAAATCGTGGCCAAACTTATCAACGAAATCACCGTCATTACCGGCACATACACCAACGCGCAAGGGCAGCAAAAAAACCGTTACCAGCGCATCGGTTCGATCATCGAAACAAAGAACGGGCCAATGCTCAAAATTGACGTAATACCCCTCAAAGATGGCGGCTGGGATGGCTGGGCATACATCAATGAACCACGCGAACGCGACGAACAGCAGCAAGGCCAACGTCGCCAGGCGCCCCAGGGCAGCGGGTTCGACGATATGAACGACGATCTGCCAAACTTTTAAGGGGGCATCATGGGTTACATCATTGGATTTTTGTGTTTCATCGCCTGGTTAACCCACGTCTTTACCTGCTTTGCGGATGGGATGTGGGGGTTTTTATTGGCTGGCGCGATCTTTTTCCCGCTTGGCATTCTCCACGGGTTTTACCTGTGGTTTGCGTAAGGGGGAATCATGCAGTTGGATTTTTTTGGTGATGCTGAACAATACTTAGCGCAACTGAAAACCAACTGGCGGGCCACCATTGAGGGCGACGGGGGCCACTGCCCCTGTTGCAACAAATGGGGCAAGATTTCACCCTTCACCATTACCGAAACACACGCGCTGGCGCTGCTATGGATGTCCAGGGCGCCGTGTGATGGTGACGGTTGGGTGGATGTCCCGCCAATTGCACCGGCCTGGATGCTGCGCGGCAAAAACTACACCACGATGGCCAAATGGGGGCTGATCGAACACGGCGGCAACGATGACAAATCAAAGCGGTCGGACGGGTTCTGGCGCGTGACGGCCAAGGGGCTGCACTTCCTTTGCGGAACCACTACCGTGCCACGCAAGGCTTTCATCTACAACAACCAGGTGCAAGGCTGGTCTGACGAATGCGTGTCGTTCAGGGATTGCTTTGGCCGTCATTTTGATTATGCTGACGTGATGGCCGACAACTTCAATCTGAACGGGATCAAACTATGAACACAACGGAAAAGCCAGAATGGGTTTGCCCGTTTTGCTACGCCACCAAATGCGAAACGCCTGGCGAATGCAAAAGCCTGGCGATCCGCAACCATGTGCTGGATGAAGTCGCCAAGGAATTCGACAAAATGAAAAGCCTGGGCGACACCGCCGCGTCGTTTGCGGCGTTCGTCAGGAACATGAAACGTTAAGCGAACGGCCTGGTTCCGGCCTTGTCGATGATCAAGGCCTGTTTGCGCGGGCTGGTGTCTTCACTGTTGGGAATGCTGATATGCGTCCAGCGGTCAAACTCGCGAATCACCTGGTCGAACCCAATGCCGCTGGCCACGATCTTTCGCACCACTTCGTCGGGCGTCATGCCAGGAACACGGAAGTCGGCCGCGCATCCAATACGGTGCTGGCTGGTGTCTTTGCTGCCCACCGCGTCGTTGACCTTTTTTGTGCGTAGGCCCGACGAAATCATTATGGGCTTACCACCCAGCACAACTTTGACTTGCTCCAGGAAATCAGCCAGGCGCGTCAGGTTGGCCAATTCCTGGTCGTTGGGGCTGTTGTCCCACCCGTTGCGCTCGGCCGTTTCGGATGCGGTCAATTCTTCCAGGGTGAAATGGGGTGTCAGAATCATTTTTTACCTCTCATGTCAACAATCTTTTCAAGTGTGCGGCCGCCAAAGTAAAACGACATCACCAGCATCCCCCACTGGCCCAGCAGCGTGACGTATGCTTCGTTGGCTTCGTAGTCAAAGGCCGACATCATGGCAAACACAAAGTAGCCCACAAAGATGGCCACCAGGGTCATGGGCCGGATGTTTTTGGACAGCCAGGAATCCGATGACATATCCGCTTTTAAGCGGTCGGTCAGGTTGTTCTGCTCGGTCTTGTACAAATCGGTGTCGTTGGCCATCTTGGCCAGTTCGCCCGACTGCGCCAGCGCGGCCAGTTCCAATTGCGCTTTGGCTTTTGCTTCGGGATCGGGAATCAGTTTGTCGATCAGCTTGCCGCCGACATTCAACAACGCGTCAAGTGCAAACATGGCTTATTCCTTTAAATCAAAACTAAGGTTGGCGTGACGTGGATACTGCACAACGCGTTCCCCTTCGGGACATTTGTATTTAATGGTCGCCAACAAAGTTGCTTTGCCGTTGGCAATTTTTTCTTTTCTTGCCATTGTTAGCTGGTATGTAAACGTGTCAATTTCCGGCCCCGCTGGCCCGCTAAATTTGCTTGCGGTGGTGGTTGCCTCATGCACCATGCCAGCCGCATCACGAATGCTTGGCGTAAAACTTTCAACGGAACAATCATCGCGTTTTTTGATTCGGGCAACCGTTACGTTGATGGCTTTACCTTCCTCCGCAACAATTTTAAAATGCTTGGGCGACCATTCCAATATAGCCCGATCAAACCATCCAAATTTATCGGCAAGGGTGTAACCACCGCCAAGCGCGGCAACACTGGCGGCGATTGCGCTGATTGTTTTTGCAACGTCAATCATTTGTGAAAATAGCTTGATAAGTAACCCATGGCGCTGGATGCTGCCGACACCAGGGCCATGCCAGCCCAAAACCCGCCGCGGCCCTGGTTGGCCAGCGCGACCAGCTTTTCCAGGTTGCCTTCCATCTTGTCCATCTTTTTTTCCATGTCATCAAAGCGGCGTTCGTAGTTCTGCACCTTTTCCCAAAGCACGCCGTACTTGACCGGATCAATTCCGGATTCCTCAAACTGCGCCATGTCACTTTCCTCGTTGGCTGATTTCATCAAGGGTGCTTCCCGCGCCAGGCTTTAGGGCTTCCGATGCCTCTTTGCGCTCTCTTGATGCGCGAATAACACGGCGGGCCTCACTGCCAAGCGGGTATCCGAAAGTTTTTAGGCCGACAACGTTGCCGACCTGTTCAGCGCCACCGGCTGCTTTGTTGGCCAGGTATCCCACCAGGGTGTTGGAATTGTTGACAAACGAACCACGGGGCTGAAATTGCGTGTACGCGGCCACGTTGCCCAGCGTGCGTAACTGCAACTGGCTTTCAGGGTCAAAGATGACGCCAAAGTTGTTCACGTCATCCAGGCGCTTGACGGCCTTGTTGTAGTTGGCCTGGCTGAAATTGCCCTTGCCGTCCACAATGCCCGCCTTGTCCGACAACCAGTTGATGGTTCCGGCTTTCATGTGCTGGTGCGCTGGCGAATCACGGCCCAACGTTTCCACCATGGTGTTGATGTTCTTGTTGACGCCGTTGACCACAAACTTGTCGAAATACTTGTCGGCCGGTACGGCATCATCGACGGCGGCTTTATATGCTGGGTCTTTTTTCAGCGCATCAAAACGCGACTTGGCCAACGTGCGTGCGGTGTCCGCAAGTGGTTTCAGCGCCGCGGCTTCACCCTTCAATGGCAGTTGCTCCAACGCCTCGCGCACAATGCTGGCAGCCATGGCGGCGTTGCCGTCACCGCTGCGTTCGGCCTTGCGGATTTCGGCCGCCAGGTTGGTTCGCATCGCTTCAAACTGTTCAAACGTCATTGGTTCGCCGTTTTTGAAGCGATCCAATTGGTTCTTGATGGGCGTGGGCAAAAAGTCGGTTTTCAGTTTCTTGGCCAAACCGGCTTCGGCGTTTTTGGCCAGCGTCACGCCATCGACAGGGAATTGGCCACCGGCTGCGTCTTCCAATGCTTTGTATGCTTTGGAAATGTCGGCGCTGCGTGTATCGTCCAGCGCCTTATATGCGTCAATCAACGCCTGGCTGGATTCGATGGTCTTAGTGGCGTACACGTCCGGCGCGGCCTTTTCGCGGATCAACGGCACGTTGTCCACCAACTGCTGGTTTTGCTCGTTAAAACGCTGGGCAAATTGCGGCTGACTGCCGCGCAAATTTTGTTCTTTGGACAGCTGCACCACGTCGCCAGTTGATTGACCTTTGGTCAGGCGAACCGGAACGGGCAGCGAATCGGCTTCCAGGTGACGCAACACCACGGGCGTGTTCGCCTTATCCAGGGGCATATTGCCGTACAACTGCTGGAATTCAGGCGTCGCATTTGTCAATGCCTGTTGGATGATGGTCGCGTCCGGCGTGGCTGCTGCGCCAGCACTTGCGCGGCCAGGCTGGGGCGCTTGGGGCATTGGCACGGCTGGCGCTGTGGGTTGGCCTGGGACGCCAAGCGTTGGCGCTTTGGCGGGCATCCTGGTGGTTCCTGGGGCGATTGCCTCGGTCGTTGCACGGACGGCACGCTGCACGGGTGCGGGGGTCACGTCAGCCGCGGCGCTTAGAACCTTGCCACCGGCTTGTTTTACAGCCTGGCCAGCCAGACCAACTTCGCGCTGCACCGTTTTGCTGAACGGGGCGGCGGTCATGCCCAAGTTCATGTAATACTCAACTTCGGCTTTGGGCATACCGGTTTTCTGGCTGATCCAATCGGCGCCTTTGCCGACGTTTTCGCCAATGAATTCCATGATGCGCTGGCTGGCTTCGCCTTTGTATTCTGGCGTTTCAGTGACGCCAAAGGCTTTGCCAACAGGGCGTTCCAAGGCGCCAGTGACTTTGGCCTGGGTGGCTGCGGCTTGTTCGGGGGTTTGACCGACAGCACGGGCGCCAGCGTATGTGGCCATGCCAGCCACGCCAGGCACAACACCCAGCACGGTGTCAGCCAGGGCAGCCGATCCGCGCAAAACCTTTGTAACCGTTTCGGCCACTTTGCCTTTTTTGGGAGGCTCGTTAAACGCATCACCCACCGCGGCGTTGATTGCGTCGGGCTTCATCAAGTCATCAATGCTCAGTTCGCCAGGGGTTGCGTCTGCTTTGCCTGTGTGGCCAAACACAGCATTGCGGCCGCTTTCCATTTGCGTGATGCCAGCGGCCAACTG